GGCTTGGATCCCCCGTTGGGCGCTTGTTGTTTGAGAACATGGGTCCAAACTTTGATATCATCCTAAAACAGAGCATAACTGACACAATAAATAATCATGAGCCAAGGGTTGATGTACTGGATGTGACCGTTGACGCATTGGATGATAGAAACAGCGTCAACGTTTCCATTATCTTCAAAATAAAAAACACAGAAAAGCCGATTGAACTCGCTGTAACTCTAAAGAGAACTAGATGAGCAACAATAACATAAGAACAGATGCTCTTGATTTCGATGAGATCAAAGACAACATAAAAGAATTCCTGCGTGGACAAAGTCAGTTTAGCGACTATGACTTTGATGGCTCTGCCATGAGTATACTGCTGGACGTTCTTGCGTACAACACTCATTACAACTCGCTATACACCAACATGGCTGTCAACGAGATGTTTCTAGACAGCGCAACGAAATACTCAAGCGTAGTATCCCTCGCCAAGACTCTTGGATACACTGCTCGCTCGGTGACAAGCGCACGAGCAAAGGTAAACGTTATTATTGAGACAGAAGATTCCAATGAATCGTTGATTCTCCCTAGAGGAACTATTTTCAGGGGATCCGTTGGTACAGAAGAATTTGACTTCATAGTTGATACTGATTACCAAGCGCAGAACATTTCCGGAACGATTACTTACGGCAAGTATAGATTTAACGATGTTGTTCTGATAGAGGGAACTCTGATGAACAAACGCTACACCAATAAAGAAGGTGTGGAGTTTGTTGTTCCGAGCAAGCAAGCAGACATGTCAACCTTGACCGTTAAGGTTCAAGATCACGCATCTTCTTCCAACTATGTTGGGTTTGGTAAAGTTGAAAGTATCCTCAACGTTGACTCAACCAGCAACGTGTTTTTCGTTAAACAAAGGGAAGATTTATATTACGAGGTATACTTCGGTAATGGTGTGATAGGTAAGAACATCAGCACCGGAAATGTTGTGCATTTGAATTACGTTCTAAGCGCAGGGAATAGTGCCAATTACGCAGATGCGTTCGCTTACTCATCAGGGATTGGTTTTGATTATACATCGGTAACTGTTGAAACAGTTGATACCGCATCCGGTGGATCTGATGTTGAAGACGTTGAATCAATACGTTTCAACGCACCGAGAGCATTCTCAACTCAAAACAGAGCTGTGACCATTGAGGATTACAAGAATATCCTCTATTCTAATTACTCGTATATTGATGCGATAACTGCATGGGGTGGGCAAGAAAACGACCCACCAATTTACGGTAAGGTTTTCATTAGTATTTCTCCGAATGCTGGGTTTGCATTGACTGAATCCCAAAAAGAAGACATCGTCAACTTCCTAAAGAACACCAAGGGTGTAGTTTCCATAACTCCGGAAATTGTTGATCCGAAATATATTAAGGTTGAATTAACGTCAAACGTTTACTATAACAAAAACACAACCAGAAGAACTCCTGGTGAAATCCAGTCTATAGTTAAGTCATCAATTGAATCTTACGCAGAAACCCTTGGTAAGTTTGGGTTTGCATTTAGACACTCCAAGATTAACTCACTGGTGACTGCGGCTGATGATGCAATAACGAGCAACATCACAACAATTAGACTTAGAGTTGATGTTGCTCCACAATACAATAAGAAATTCAAATACGAAGTTAAACTCGGTAACCCCATTTATCAGAATCCAGTCGGCGGCTCATTCTATTCAACGAGATTCTATATTAATGGATCAACTATAACTGACCGTTGTTATTTAAAAGACGATGGGAAGGGGTCTGTTTTACTATATTCCGAGAATGCAAACGGAGTCGCCAAATATCTGATGAAGGTCGGTACCATAAATTATAAAAGGGGTATTGTATTGGTCACGGAGACTAATATTAAGGGGCTTTATGATGAGACGCTTGAATTTGTGTTTGCCCCACAATCTTTTGATATAATACCAGTTAGACAATATATCATATCAATGCCGTCCGATCTAATCAAAATAAATATGATAGTCGACAGCGTGGAAACAGTTGGTTCCACGAATACAAGCTACAACTTCTCATCTAGCAGATAATGGCAGCCATTCAATTAAGATCACTGGCGAAAGCTGCGTCATCAGTTCGAGGCAAACTCGAAATTATCAGGCGTAGACATGAAGAAGTGACTGTTCGGGATTGGGTCAAAGAGCAATTCCCCGAATTTATACAGTCCGATTATCCTAGGATGATCGAATTCATACAGGCATACTATTCTTATATCAGCACAAAAACTGAGAATGGCGAGATTGATGACATTCGAGACATAGATTTCACAAGCGGGGATTATCTATTAAAGATCCGAAAGGAATTCTCTTATAACGCGACGAAGTTTAATTTCTTATCTGAGCCAGAGTTCATAAGACATGCAAAAGAATTCTATGCGTCAAAGGGTTCTGAAGAATCAATTAAGTTTCTATTCAGAGCTTTGTTTAATGATGACGTTGAGATAGAATATCCATCTGATAGATTATTCACTCCATCAAATGCACATTGGGAACAGTTTAAATCAATAAAGGTTCAATTAAAACAAAACTCTATAACCCCTGACAACTTTATTGGTAGTTATCTTACATTACGCAACTCAGATAACATTCGTCAGATAATTGAGATTGATGACGTCAAAGACTTGACGGTAAAGATAGACCAAGATGAGGTCTCGGTTTTTTTCGAAATATTCACTCAGACGGATATATACATAGACGTTCAAATAGGCGACATTTTGTTGGGCGATGATTTTGAGGCTACTGTAGTCCCATCATTGGCGTCAGTCAATATATTAAATCAAGGTAACAATTTTAGAGTTGGTCAGGTCGTTAAACTTGATGGAGCGGTCGGCACTGGTGGCGTTGGTATTATAAGTTCCGTCACGAACACAGGTGGAATTAAAAACATAAAGTTGATTCAGTTTGGTAAAAATTACACGGGTAACTTTTATGTTAACGTGAAACCAGAGGGGGTCTTCGCCGATGCTGGTCAAACTTTCGAGAGTTCCGGGGATGCTACGTATAACATCGGCATAACGGATTTGCAGAATACATATGAAGAACGACTAAACGTATTAGAATCCGATTATGTTCTAAATGATTCCCCTGGAGCATATCCATTTTATGTTGCATCAGCCTACATAGGTGAATATAAATCTCAAGGGAAATTGTTACAAACGTTCTATGCAGACGAACAAATTTACGGTCTCTTATATTGTTCAATAGGACCAATAGCAAAATACCCAGGAAAGTTCAGAAATACAGTTGGTGCTCCGTCGGATTACAGTGTTGTACAGGATGGCGAATATTATCAGAGTTTCTCATATAAAATAAAATCTAGATATGATATAAACGAATATAGAGATGCCATCACTACATTCGCCCACCCAGCTGGGCTTAAAATGTTCTCCGAATATAGCGTTGAAGACAGATTCGACACGGAAGCAACTATAAAATTGGTAGAGGTCGAAAACCCAGTTCTTGCGAAATCTGACTGGGGGTATTTGTATGGTAATTTACAAATAAACGTTAAAGCTGAAGGCGTGTTCCCGCAAGGAAATGATTTGGTTTCAGCTCCTACCAATAATTATGCTGCAGTCACAAACTCAGTGTATCTGACGGAGTTAAATAATCTTGCATACACATCTCAACCAAGCGAAGAATCCGTAAAAGTTTATGCAACTGGTGCATTGAAAATGAAAGGTTAATTAAGTGTTATCCGATACCATTAACGTAAACGGTCGTCTTAAAATAAAAAAATACGACGAATCCAATAACCTAATTGAAGAACATGACTTCAAAAACCTAGTTGTTTACAGTGGCAAGAAACTAATCGCGTCTAGATTGTTTGCTGACACCACCCCAGCGATAATAATAACAAATGCTTCCGGCACTGGAACCATAGTGACTTACACATACGAATCAAGATCAGTTGCCCCATATTACGTGGGTCAAAAAATTGATGTAGTCGGTATGGGTAATACTCAATTCAATGGAAGGTTCCGTGTATTGACCTGCTCACAAACTCAAGTGACGGTTGATAGCAGCGCAACTGGTTCTCCTGGAGTTATGGGCACAATAGCATCTCTAAACAATGGAACTATAACAAAGATGGCGGTTGGTGAAGGTCCAACAGTCGCGTCATTGTCTGATACTGGTTTGTACGTCCAGAAGGGGATTGTTGATATGTTCTCCATTGAAACTTCATTCGAAGACGGGGATTCATCCATATCATACATTGCGTTATTCCCCGCTGGTAATGGAACTAACACACCAGGAGTTCCTCTGACGGAAGCTGGTTTATTCACAACTGACGGTATCATGATGTGTAGAACAGTTTTCACTCCAATTGAGAAACTGAGTAATCAATCACTGGAAATTTTCTGGACAGTAACCATAGCGTAATTATATGGCATCAATAATAACAAACAAGCTAAGAAAATCCATAGCGCAGAGTATCTACGAAGACATACTCTCTCGCCGTAATAATTACTACTATTTCTTTGGCAACCCAGCTAATGGAGTTACTCTTGAGGCGACGCCTCTGTCAACAAGGGAATATGAAAATAAGGTTCGCAGAAATATGGTTGCTGCGAAGCGACTTTACGCAAGTGATGTAGCATTCGTTGTTCCAAGGTTCAATTGGTCATCGGGTCAAGTTTACGACAAAGTTTCTTCTCTGGAAACTGGTGTCGTTAGTTCAACCTCTGGTCCAAAGTTTTACGTCTATGACGATCAAAACTACAGAGTGTATAAGTGTATTGACAACAACTACGGCGCAGCATCAACTGTAAGACCTACGTTGACTGACGCTTATAACTTCAAAACTGCTGATGGTTATACATGGCGCTACATGTACACAATACCTGCTGGTATGCGCAGCAAGTTTCTCACTGCAGATTATTTGCCAGTATATAACTCTCTGCAGAGCAGATACTACTCTGATGGCGGTCTGAATGAGATTGTTATCGTCAAGTCAGGTTCAAGTTATGCACAAGCGACTACTTGGATTGAAGTCGTCGGCGATGGAACTGGTGCTGTGCTTGAGCCAGTCATATACAACGGTCAACTCGGTGATGTGATCGTTAAGAATCCAGGTAGAGATTACACAAAGGCAACTCTGATCGTCAGAAGTTCAGCATCTGGTCAGGGTGCCGAAATAGTTGCTGATTTAAACGTCGGCGATTTGGATAGCGACCAGGCTTTAGTTGAACTGCTTTCAACTCCAGGAACAGTTGACTCAATTGAAGTCACCACGATTGGCACTGGTTACTCATCTAACAGCACGGTTAAAATTATTGGCGATGGGTCTGGGGCAACGGCTCAACTCGTGATCAACGCAGACAATACCATTTCTAAAATCCTGGTCACTAATCCTGGTTCTGGTTACTCTTGGGCTGAAGTGGTTGTAACACCTCAAATTAACCCAAGTAGAGAGTCTTTGCTTGGTAATTACACTTCCGTCGTCAACGTTGTTTCTAGAGTAAATGTATCCCAGAACCTTGGGCATGGTCGTGACGTTGTAGACGAGTTCCATGCGAACTCTCTGATGTTTCATAGCAGCGTTTACACAGATCGTTTGTCTGATTTTGACGTTGTTGCCACTTACAAGCAGCATGGAATCATAAAGAACATCAGAAACTATGATTACAGCGTCAACATTCATGATCAAGTATCCCCGAAGAGATACCAACTGGATGCTGACTTTGGACCAATCGTTAATTTCTACGGTGGTGGTGGCCAAGGAGCTATCGGTAGAGTCAACATAACAGGTAAATCTGTTCAAAATGTATTCTTGGAAGACGGTGGTACTGGATACACCTCTGCACCAACTATTAACATAACTGGTGGAGGTGGCTCCGGGGCAACAGCTACGGCAACGATTTCAGCCAAGGTAGATTCAACAACTCTATCTTCCGCCATAACATACGGTGGCGTTGGGTATTATTCGCAACCCCAAGTTGCTATATCTTCAACCACTGGTTCTGGAGCAAGAATCATTTCTTCATTGAGCACTGGCGTTGGAGCGATTGATATAACAGATCAAGGCGGTGCGTACACAAGCCCACCAACCGTCACGTTCAGTGGTGGCGGCGGAACGGGTGCATCAGCAACTGCTTTTGTGAACAATGGTAAAGTAGTCAAAGTAACAGTCACGGATCCTGGAACTGGGTACACCAGCGCACCAACGGTTAGTTTTGATGGTACAGGAGTTGGTGCTGCTGCCACTGCAGTGTTGACAGGGACTACATCCGCCATAACTTTAGAGGCTGCTGGCAGCAAATATCAGACTCCTCCTATTTTGACTTTTAATGGTTCATGTGGTATTTCAGACATTGAAGTTATCGATTCCGGTGAGGGATTCACTACAAACCCAACAATAACGATAACTGGTGGCGGTGGTAATGGTGCGACAGCAGAAGCATTTTTCGAAAGCTGTGTAAGAAAAATAACATTAACTGCGCAAGGAAGTGGGTATACTAGTGCGCCAGTCGTAACTATTTCTGGCGGCGGAGCAGGCGCAGGTGGCGCAACAGCAACTGCGCAGATATCCGGTGGAAAGGTAATTGGGATTATCATAACAAACAGAGGTTACGCGTATACAGAAGCACCAACTATTTCATTCAGTGGTGGCTCAGGCTCTGGTGCTGCTGCAGTTGCTACAGTAGGCGAAGGTATTGTTGCAGTCAATGTAACAAATCCAGGTTCCGGCTATACCAGCGTGCCGACGATAAATGTTATAGGAGGTGGGATCAATAGAAAGGGGTTTGTTCTTCAAGCATCCCTTGGTAAAGCGACTGCTTCAGTTGGAATCACCGGTTCGATTTCCGCGATAACGATTAACAGTCAAGGTTCTGGTTACACATCAACGCCAACCGTTTCTTTTACTGGTGGTTCTGGATCAGGGGCTCTCGCTTACGCGAAGGTAGTTGGATATGTTTCTTCAATAACAATTATTGAACCAGGATACGGGTACACCACAACTCCAAATGCAGTTATAAGCAACGGAGAAGGTGTTGGCGCAATCTTAAAGCCTGTTATATCTGGCGGCGGCATAGTTTCTTGTTCAGTTTCGAGTGGCGGTAGTAATTATATTTTAACTAAATTCGCCAACTTCACTGTAGGATCAGTTCTCGTTGATGAAGCCAACAGAGAATTTACTATCATGAGTGCAGTGACGAATAACAAAACCAGCACCCTTATTGTTCGCTCTAACTCCGGTTTCACTTTACCAGGTATGGTTGTTAAGTTGCGTAAGAAGGGTACTTCTGATTATTTCACTACAAAGGTAACACTAAACCAAAGATTCGTTGAATCAAGATTCCCATCTGCTTGCTACACCGTCGCGGGTTCGTTTGATGTAACATCAGTGCCTGTTGGTTCCGTCATGACAATACCGGATCAAACAAACGGTGATAAATACTTCAGAGTAATTTCTGTTTTGGATGATGATACTGCGTTTAACAGACTTTTGTTGCAACCGCTAAATGGTGGACGAATAAATACAAATATGGCGATCACAGGACCTGTTACATTCACTGTCACAGCAGTAACTGAACCAGAAATGGACTCAAGAACAGGCGATGTCTTGATGATTTCAAATAGTTCAACTGAATTCAACCAAAACCAAGACCAAACTCTTTCATTCAGAACGGTAATAAATTTCTAATATGAGCAATTACAACATAGATCCTTATTTCGACGATTTCGAACCAACGAAGAATTACGTCAAGGTTTTGTTTAAGCCAGGGGTTCCTGTGCAGGCTCGCGAGCTGACGCAGATGCAGTCAGCTATACAACAGCAGATAAAATCTATCGGCGGATTCTTGTTCAAGAATGAGTCTCTTGTTCTTGGTGGGGAGAGTTCGAGATTCAACGTCGTGTACACTGACGTTCTTAAGAGCGAAATTAGCGATTATGTTGGCAAAGTTCTGATCTCTAGCACGAATAAGAGCAAGCTAAAGGTAATTTCTTACAAGAACAACATCTCCGCTGGCGTTTCCCGTTTGTACTTCTCGTACTTAAACGGCAACAAACTCGCGTCCGGCGAAATCCTTAACGAAAACGCAACCGTTCCTACAGTCGGTGAGTTGGTTGTTGCTGACACCACAACTGGGATCGGCACTGCTTCTGCTTTCAAATTACAGCAGTCAGTGTTCTATGTCAAAGACTATTTCGTAGTGGCACCATCGCAGACAGTGATCCTGTCGGACTCAGCAACACCCACAGTGAAGGTCGGACTGCGAGTTACTGAACAAACGGTTACATATCAAGACGATGAATCATTATTAGACCCATCTTCAGGAACACTAAACTACGCTGCGCCTGGTGCAGACAGAGTACAGATTTCTTTGGACCTAGTCACTGTTTCTTACGACCCAGTGTCGGAGTCTGATGCTGAAGTCATGGTTGAAAATACGGACGATAACTTCATCGAGCTAGCTCGTTACAAAACGGGCGTCTTGGTGAAATCGTTGAAAGATCCAAATCTAGGTGCTCTTGAAGACGTTTTGGCTCGCAGAACGTTCGACGAGTCCGGGAATTACACGGTTAAGCAATTTAAATCTAAAGTAGTTGATAACGTAAAGAAAGACTCCAATAAATTATCAGTCGCGATTGAACCAGGTAAAGCGTACGTCAAGGGTTACGAGTTTGAAACAACATCAACGATAACCATAGACCTCGATAAAGCACGTGATTACGAAGAAGAACAAAACACAGTAAATGAAGCTGGTTATGGGGATTACTTTATAGTAAGTAATGGAACTGGCACTTCTATTAACTTTTCGTCCGTGCCTCAAGTTAGCATAAGAAACTCATCAAACGCAGTTATTGGGTCTGCATACGTTTCTTATGTGATGGCAGTTGATTCCGACAAATTGCGTGTGTACGTCACCAATGTTGTTATCAATTCTCCATACGCAATTTCTCAGGCACACAACTTGTTCAGCGCTCCATGGCAAGCAGTTATTGACACAGCAAACACCGAAAAGTTGTACCGTGCCAAGAAATTGCCAGTTTTGATCAAGTTGAAAGACTCGCCAACTAAAGCAGTATACGACACCAGCTACATATCACAAACAAAAACATCTGGTACTGCAACATCAACGACTTTATCCCCAACTGTTGGGATCACTACCGAAGGTAAGGCATACATCTCAACCGATCCATTGGATTACGTCGTTATTAAACAAACCGATGGAAGCAGAGTCACGGCGACATCAGTTAGTGTAACTGGAACTTCATTCACGCTGACTGGTGCGTTTACCAATGGAGCGATATATGACATATACGCCAAAATTTCTATCTCGACTCAGGCTAAAGCGAAAACGAGAACTTCCACGATAGTTTACTTGGCGAACTCAGCAGCAACAAGAATCACTCTTGGCGTGTCTGATGTTTATAGAATAACAAAAATTGTAGCGCAACACTCAACCAATACCGGAACAGTGCCAATTGACGTAACAAGCAAGTACACGCTTGATAATGGTCAGCGTGACTATGTTTACGAGAACGCATCCATTGTTCTAAAAGCAGGGAACCTTCCTGCCAGCCCAACTACTTACAACAGATTGGTAGTCTCTCTTGAGTATTTTGCGCATAGTTCAACTGATGGTTATTTCTCAGTTAACTCATACGACACAATCAATACGAATAGTAACTTGGTTGTACCTTACGAGAACATACCTTCTTTTAAGGCATCTAGTGGAGAAGTTATCTCCCTTCGAGATGCAATTGACTTCAGACCAAGAAGAGCCGATATAGCAAGTTTCCCAGGAACACTGGTTTCTCCGATAGGAACTACCGTAAGTTCTAACATTGTCGGTTCTGAAATTTGTGAACCAGGGAATTTTGTTACAACAGATTACGAATTCTATCTAGCGAGAACTGATAAGCTAATCATCACGAAAGAAAAGCGTTTTGACATGATTCGAGGCGTTCCTGCAAAGAGCCCATCGATCCCAGCTGATCTTCCAGATGCGATGACGATCTATAACATTCAGATTCCTGCTTACACGTTTAGTGCAAAAGAAGTTCGTTTAGAGTACATCGAGAACAAACGTTATACAATGAAGGACATTGGCAAGATCGATAGCCGCGTTTCCCGCATGGAATACTACACTGCGATGTCTCTTTTAGAAAAACAGGCATCTGACGAAACAATCCTTAATGCGTCTGGTTTGGACAAGTTCAAGAACGGTATTCTTGTTGATTCTTTCGCTGGGTTTGGCGTTTCCGATGTCGGTTCGGCTGAGTTCTCCGCTTCAATTGACAGCGTTAAGAGAGCCTTGCGTCCAAGATTCGCCAAGCAGACGGTTGAATTTGATCTGAACAGAGCAGAAACTTCTTCAAGTGCGTATTCCCTGAATGAGCAACTGATCACCCTCCCATATTCAACCGAGGTTATTCTCAACAACTCTCAACCAACAAATTGGGCTGACGTTCAGAGATATTCTTCTTTCAGTTGGAATGGTGAAGTCAAGCTATCACCTTCATCGGATACATGGTCTGATCAGACACAACTACCGGACGTTATCGTTAACATGAATGGTAACAATGACGCATTCACTATATTCGCCGACGAAGTTGCAAATCCGGCATCAACTGGTGTTAAGTGGGCAGACTGGCAATTAGTAGATAAGGGTATTGATGTTTCAACCGGAGTGACTGCGTCAGATAACGTGACGTATGCTCTGACGAACGGAACTTCTGGTAGAGCAATACAAAACACAGCAACAACAACAGTAACAACCACTACCACAACAGTCAACGACCTTTATTACGCATCAGGTGTTGAGATCGATCGATCTGCAGTTTCAACAATAACGCGAGATCTTGGATCCAAGGTAGTCGATGCGTCTCTAGTTCCGTTCATTAGATCAAGAATTGTTGATTTTGCTGCTTCTAAGATGCAGCCAAATACAATCGTATACACGTCGTTCGATGACGTTGATGTTACGAATTTCTGCGTACAAGCACCATCCATTTATCTAAAGACGGTTACTGGAGCAACGAAAGTTCGCAAGTCAGGAACTTCCAAGGAAGCGGATATCGTCTTGTTAAAGAGCAACAAGGCATTCGTCAAGATGGTTGGAGGGCAATACCTATTCGTAGCAGGAGATTCCGTCGAATGGTATGTGAATGGTACATGGGTTACTGGGGAAACAATCAGTGAAGTTGTTTACCCGTCCAATGCAACGTTAACTACTGATGAATCAGGGGACATAGCTGGTTTCTTTAACATTCCAGCAGCTACCTTTAGAACTGGCGAACGAGTCTTTAGAATTGCAGATGACCTTGGCGATTTCGCAAACACCGCAGCTGAGTCAAAGTACGTTGCAATGGGGTTGGCAATGTCTTTGCAGAAAGACGTTATTTCAACTCGAGTTCAAACTGTATCAGTATCACCAGTTTCTAAGACCACAGTTAATACAACAGTAAATGTCAACGTAGCTTCAGTCGTAACTACCGCCCAGAGAGACGTCACTGTTCGTTGCGGCGATACTGCTAATGGTTCTGGAAGAACTGGAAGGTTTACATACGAGATTGATTTCGGCACAGATCTAGGTCAGTGCGGCGTCAACTTCGACCCAACTGGTATCCCGGATCGTTATACAATCGTCTGGAATGGTCGTTCATACACAACTGGGTTTAGAGGCGATTCAAACTACAACAGCCAATTGAATGCTCTTGGTCATCCATCAGTGACCAATGTTATTGATTCAAACAACCCTGCTTCTGGAAAATTGCGCTTTGAGAAAACATCAATATTCCCAAACACAGCGCAACTGATCGTTGACGCTCCAATATCAGGAACTTCTTGGCAATGGAAAATCGTCTGCCCAGGAAAACTGGACAACCTTTTACCAGAAACTTCGCCAACTCTATCAATTAACGTTGATACACCTTCAGTGTACACGTTGGCTTTCTCTGGTAGGGAAAGTGGTGGATCTTATGTCAATGATACGTTCCCAAGTTCAGCGACATACAACTTCACTATAAGAGTTAATGGAAACCAAAACGTTCCAAACGGAACTCCCGTTTTGTTGACTTCTCTATCAAGAACAGAATGGACGAATGGTAGATGGTACTCATTTGCTTCTGGAACAACGTTTAGATATAACGGAAACGTAGTTTCACTTCCAATGACATTGGTCACAGGAACTACTTATACCTTTAATGCTTCGTTTAGCTTAACATCAAACGCAACCGCGTACACAACAACTATACGCGGCGCAACAAGAGCTCCGGTTTGTCTTATTTCTGCATCTGCATCATTGGCAACTCCAGTTGAAGGAACATCAGCGCCAACTACTTCTTCGGATGGAACGTCGTTCCCCTCCACCTGGTCTTACCAACACTGGGATAGATGGAACTGTCAGCATGACCCATTGGCGCAGACTTTCTTCGTTTCTTCCAGAGAAAACCCAGACGGTATCTTCGTTGACTCAATTGATCTATTTGTTAAGCAAAAGAGTAATGATGACGATGCGCCCGTTGAAGTTTCTATAAGACCAACCGTTAATGGATATCCATCTTCTTCTGAGGTTGTTCCATTGGCTACTGCGACTAAGCATTCACGTGATATAAACGTGTCTGCTCCAACTGACGCGAATAAGGTTGCAACAAACTTCAAGTTTGAGGCTCCGATATTCTTATCACCAGATACAGAATACGCTATCGTAGTTGGATCGCCAGTTAATGATTTCCAGTTCTATATCTCAAGAATCGGGGAATTCTTACTTGGATCCAGTTCAGTCAGAGCGACTAAACAACCTCTTTCTGGATCAATGTTCTACAGCAGCAACGGAACTACTTGGACTGCAGAACAAACAGATGATTTGTGTCTGAGGGTTCGTAAATGCGTGTTCCCAATTAACACAGTAAAGTCTATAACCCTAAACGCAGCATCATCGGATTTGCAGAAACAGTCTTCTCAAATCGACTATGATTTGTTGTTCATAGATGGCGAGATTCTTGATTTCTCGTCAACCAATGTTGACTACTATTATAAGACATCGCAGTTGACTGGTTCGGTGTTCTCGAAAGACAGCACTTGGACTCCATATCAGCTTGGTAGCAACGTCAATATGAAGACAAGAAAGCACTACAATCCAAATGATGGAACAACACTAAGATTCTTGTGCAACATGTCGACTACGAACAGAGATGTTTCTCCAGTGATTGACGTCTCGAGACTATCTTCTGCTCTTGTTCAGAACATAGTGAACAACAACACTAATAGCGAAACGTCAGACATAACTGCCGTTATAACCAACGTTGTTGCGACAACTTCTGAGGTTACTATAACAACATCAGCAAGTCACGGTTTCTCTGTTGGTGATGCTGTTTACGTTTCTGCTGAAGATTCCAACTCAGTTAACGGTTACGTTGTTTTAACTTACGCAACCGGTTCGACCCTTAAGTATAACAAGACCGGAAGCGCAATAAGTCTTGCGCAAGGTGGAACTGTGGTGAGAAAAGCACAAGCTCTTTCTCGATATATCACTAGAAAGGTGACTTTGAGTTCGGAGTTCTACTCTGATGATATGAAGGTGTATTTCTACGCCAACATCCCATCGGGCTGTAGAGTTATACCCTACTACAGAGTTACTTCTTTGACTGATCCAATCCTTGAGGACAATGTATGGGTTCCAATGACTCTTGAGTC